ATCGCCCACATAAGGCTGGATGATGGCGGTGACGGTCGTATTGGCCGGGATATTCGGCCCGGTCACAGTCGCGCCGAGCAGGCCATTGGTCTGGTACAGACCGGTGATGACGCCATAGGCACCAGGCGATGCGGCCTGCGTCGAGCCCATGAGCGTGATCGGAGCCAGCGCTAGCGTTGCCGCGGTGCCAGCCAACGCGCCCAGCGTGGTGCCGGACGGCACCAGCGTGCTCTTGATGGCATCGCCCACGGCAATGCCTGTGCCAGTCGACACGGTTGCGGAAAGCGAGCCTGCCGTCGTCGTCAGCGCGTCAACCAGCGAGGCGTAGATCGCCAGGTTCATCGGGCCGATGAACGCAAACGGCGCGCTCGGGCCTATGGCGGTGAAGGTGCCGGAAAGGACTGCGTTGGCTCGGTCCCCCTTAGCCGGAAGGCCTGAAGCCGATACGCCTAAGGGAGAAGGAATGCCCATGGTTTACCGCGTCCCCAACTGGCTCTGCTTGGCCGGCGCCATGACGGTGCCGAGAATGGCAACCTCGGCGGCGTTCGGGTCGATCGGCGCGCGCAGTTTCAGCATCGAGGAACCGCGATCAAGTTCGGCCGGAACCGCGCTTTCCATGGAACCGACGGTCTGCCGCACGGGGCCGCGGCCCTTTACGACGAGGCCGTTCTTGGCCGTAACCCAGTAGCCCTGGTTCTGGTCAGCCCACTTGCCGCCGATCTGCGAATTATCGCCTACGGATTCACGGTAAGCCTCGTGAATTTCGGCCGCCACGTCATTCAGCGGCACCATGCCATCATTCGGCGCGCCCATCCAGAAGATCTCGGTTGCCCGGGCAACCTTGTCGCTGCCGACGTAGAAGGGCTGGATCAATTGGTTATCCAGATACATCTGCACCCGGATACGGTATTCAGGCACGAGGCCGCGCTCCTGGGCGGTGTCCAGATCATTGGCGAGCCCTTCGGCGCGCAGGCGATCGTGAACTCCCTTGAGCAGCTCCACCATCCGTACATGCGCCTTGGCACGCTGCGCCAGAATTTCCGGCGCGACGCGCTTGCGGTTGGTGCCCTGGTCCGAAATATCGGCAATCGCCAGGGCGAGGCGTTCCACCAAGCCATCATCGCCGCTGGAGGCAGACTTGGAGGCGAGCAGTTCAGCCGCGAATTGCTTGACCTGAGCCGAGACAATTTCGTTCAGCTCGGCTTTGGTCAGCGTCAGGGTGTCGTTTTTCGGTTCATTCACGGGGTAACTGCTCCTTGGCGGACGGCCGGGCGGACGGGACATTAGGCGACGGTGAAGTTATTCACGGCGTACTTATTCGCCGCATCGTCACGGTCCGGGGTGATGAACGCCGCCGCGATGGTGCCAGCGGTGAACTGCTGGCCGCTCGGGGTGGTGAACAGCAAGCGGAAGTAGCGCGGGCGCTGGTTGGCCGGAAAGGCGGCAGGGAAGTCCATACGCAGCACCTGACCAGCGGTCAGCTGGGCGGCGGTGACGGTGCCGGTTTCCTGGAAGGTCTGCCAGGTGCCGGGCGCGTAGCTGCCGGCAGAACCAGTGTCCGGTGCGCCCTGGAACTGCATGTTCAGGGTGGCGCTGCCAGAGGTGGCGAAGGCGGTACCAATGGTCGCCTGGATCAGCGGGCGATTGTCGCCGATGCCCATATCAGCGCCGAACAGCGAGGCATTGCCGATGATGTTCTGCGGCGCCGTGCCCTGGCCAGAGCCAAGGATGTCGATGACATTGGAGGGAAACGATGCCCCGGTGGCGCCAACGCAGGAGAGGCTGGCGCCGGGAGCCACAAAGTTAAGCTGGCTGTCGAGAAACATGGTGGTGGCTCCTTTCCGGGCGCCGTTAGGAGATGGTAGCTTCGGTGTTGAGCAGCTGGTCCGAGATCTTCACCGGGATGCCACGGTAGCCCATGACCGGCTTGCCGGCGTAGTCGTCCAGCTGCAGCAGCACGTTGCGGTCACGCATGGCCTGCACATCCATCCAGTGGCGGATGGTACGGTTGCAGTACCAAACCGGGCGAACGGTCGGCTCGGTCTTGGCGTCGGTCTTGGTGATGCCGGAGGTGGTGCCGGTCAGCTTGGGGAACAGCAGCAGGGCTTGCGCCATGGTGGCGAACAGGTCGAGCGCATTCGGGCCAGCCAGGCCAGCGTTGGTGGTGTCGATGTTGGCGATGCGGCAAGCATAGCGCCAGTCCATCGGGCAGATGCCGGCCTGCTGGCGGAACCAGGAGGTGTAAGCCTCGAAGCGGTTGCCAACAGCATCGTAGCCTGGCACGATATCGCCCTTGTCTTCCATGGTCAGGCCCGCAGTGGAACCAGCCGGGAAGGTGGCAAAGATCGTGTTGGGAGACCAGCCGATGAGCCAGAGCGAAGCGTTGCTGGAGCCGGTGCCGCCGCCGTTGATGATGTTCGCACCGTTCTGGGCCAGCGAGATGCTGTTGTAGAAGGGCGAGAGACCCATGAACTGCGCCGGGTTAACGGTCGTATTGCCGTACCACAGGGTCTGCTCGATGGTCTGGCTCATGCCTTCCAGGAACGCTACGTCCTCGGACTCGCGGAACTTCTCCTTGTCGCCGGAGTGCTCGGCAAGCGCGCGGTCAACCTGGGAGTAATCCTCCAGCATACCCATGGACACGCGCCCTTTGGCGGTGGTGGATTTGCTGTAGGGCACACCCTGGTTATACTGGCGCCACTGGCCGGCGGGGATCGAGGTGCGGAACACGAATTCGTGCCCGGTGCGCTCGTTCGCTTCGATCCACGGCAGATCGTCGTGGAGTTCGTTGCACTGAGACAGCATCTCAGCGATGATCGGTATATTACCGTCCCCAGTCTGGCGGGAGGCAACGTCGAGAAGGGTGGGCCAGGCTCCGGTTGCTATGACACGTACTCCTTATTCCGGGTTAATCATTGCCCGTCGCGGGCCTCGCGGTTGGATTTGTAGATATCGCGCAAGTTTTTCGGCTTGCCGGCAATGTCCGGGGGCGGCTTGATGCCGGTCGGGCCCATGCCGGGCTCGTCGATGAAGCGCGCTGCGCGATGCAACATCTTCAAAAGGATTGGGTGGTCGCCCATGCCGGTTACGGCCAATGCCTGATTGAAGGCGGCCATGTCGGCGTTATACTGCTCGGTGCCCGGTCGCGCGGACGACACCAGCACATCACGGACGCGGGCGATGGCGCCCATGGCCGTCTGGTGCCCGGCGCCGCCGATCTCGGGATCGGCCATCACCTCATTGCGCCAGCCCTGGCGAACCTCACCGAATACGCGGTGCTGCTCGCGTACGGCGTTTTCCTGCATGGCCGCAACCGTCTGCTGCAGGGCAGAGGCGTGCATGTCGAGCAGGGCTTGACCGACTTCCGGCGCAACACGCGCGCCAGCCAGGATGTCGTTGAACTTGCTAACCTGCTCACCGTCAATCTTAGTGCCATCCGCAAGCTTCCACTCGGGATAGACGATCGGCTCCAGCTCGACGGGCGCAGCGGGCTCGGGCGTCGCAACCTCGGCGGCGGGCTCGGCAGGCTTGGGTTCTTCGGCCTTGGGCTCTTCAGCGACCGGTGCAGGCTCTTCCACCGCAGGCGCGGCGGGCTCTTCAACGGGCGTGGGCTCAGCCTCGATCGGATCAGGCTCAACGGCAACGGGCGCCACATCCCCCGGCGAAACCGCCTCGCCCAAAATGGTCGGCGTCTCGGTATGCGCAACAATGGGCTCGGCAGCGGGCGCTACCGGCTCGATCGGCAAATCCAACTGTTGCACAGCCTCAGACATCAATCACCTTTCCTGCTACGCGGCTTTGCGAAGGCCGGATCGTGCTCGTCGTGCATCTTGCCAACGCCATCGCGGCTAATGCGAAAGAGCGAGCGATACAGACGCTGCGCCGTATCGCGCTCGCCAGCGTGGTACCAAGTCGCTTCCGGCTGCGGTTGGCCGTTAGGGCCGCACGCAAATCGTTCCTCAAAGACACGGCAGGACTGGAGGAAGGCCCAGATTTCTCGCCGTCCAACTGGACTTGCCAGAACCGCAGTCCAGAACTCTTCGCCCTCACGGGCTTCACGCTTGCGGCGGGTTTCGCGCTCCTGCCCAGCGATAGGGTCGGCAATGCTGACTGTCCCATCATCCGGCTCGGCGTCAGTGAGGGGAATATCATCATCGCTCATGCAAACTGCGAATACGGCGACATAACCTGCATCGGCCTGCCCTGCGTACGGATGTCCTTAAACTCTTCGGGCAGGATAATCCCACGGCGGCCTGTGGCCTTATCCCGAAGCTGTTCCGCAGCTTTAAGCCCGGCGCGCAGGTTCTCAGCCAGCTTGGTAAACAACTTGCGGCTCAGGTGGCCGCGGAGCCAATCGCCAGCGCGGTTATGCGCCTCATTCATCATGAGCCCG